AATACCATGAGCATTTGCACGGATAACATCAAGTAAAGCATGAAGATCAGTTAAAGGTTCAGCACCGGCAGAATTCCATTGAGTACCCTTTGAAGAATTACCCAAAGAAGCTAAAGAAGAAGTATAAGAACCCCAATTTGAACCATTGAAAAGAAGATTTGCAAGTCTTGCTTCTCTTGCCAAAAGCAATGCTCTTTGAACCTTCTTAAATGATCTAGTTTCTTCATTACCTGGATATTGAGAATATCTAATATCTTCAATAGCAATTGAATCTTCAAAAGAATAAATATCAGTTTTAAAGGTCATTGATGTTCTATCAAAATTACCAATTGCTTGACGATCAGAACCAGGAGCGCGAAGAGGATTTAAATCAGGCGCACCCATGAAATTACGGGTTTCTTCAATAAGTAAAGTACCAGTAGGACCAATAGAAGAAACATCAACTTTTTCAATGACTTTATCAGCGATTAGTTGTCCATCGTTTGGAATAGCTTCAATAGCAAGATTACGAAGGATTTCGTTGACTGGATGAATATTAGAATAATTTGGATTTGCCATTTATTATACTCCTAAACAAGGACTAAAAAGGATTTCGATTTGTTCATTATTTGAACCACCAGTGTTTACATCATTTGGCAAATAACGACCAACTGCAATTTGAACACCAGCACCAGCACTTGCATAAGCATAAACTTTACCTGCTAAACCAGGCATAACAAAATAATCAGTTCCACTTGCAAGAGTTTCACCAGCAATAACCCTTGTTAAACCAAGAATTAAAACATTGACAATATCACCACTTGAAACAGTTTGTTGAGAAACACCAACAGGAACATCTGTTGAAGCGGTACAAGGTGTAACTTTACCAGCATTATCAAACTTTACCAATTGGAAAGCAGTAATGGAAGCACTAGCAATAAAGGACTTATAGATTGATTGATCATTAAAAGCCATTTTTATCCTCCAAAATAAGAATTGTATTCATTGGGGTTTTCTTTGATGAAAAGGTCTAAAGCTTGTGCAAAAGTCACTTGCTTTTCCTTCTTGATTTGGTCAACTCTTTCAGTTAAAGAAAGGGTCTTTGTTGTTGCACTATGACCGACCTCTTTAAGATTTACCGCTTGATTTGGTTTTCTTTCGCTGAAGTGATTCCAAAATGCAGGGGTTGTTTTCTTGAGGTCAAAAGCTTGTTCACAAACTTGAACTTCATTGGGAGAAATGCGACCAGTATTCAATAAAGAATCGATTGCAATCTTGCGTTCAGCTTGATGTTTTTCAGCGGTCAATTTACCAACTTGTTCATTGAGCATTGCAATCTTGGTTGACATTTCGTTCATCAAGTTTGCAGTTGTTTCACTCATTGCTTTTGCTTTATCCATGTTTGAACCCATTGCCATTGGAGAATCAATTGGTTCACCTGGTTCTAAAGCATCTTCAGCTTGTGCAGCTTCATACTCATTTGCCATTGCTTCAAGTTTAGCTTCTAATTGCTTAACCAAAGCATCTTTTTCTAAAAGCAAAGCAATCAACTCTTCTTGACTCTTGCCTTGTAGTTCAGTTTGATCCATAATAACACCTTCTGTTAAAAGTATTCTATCTATTTTATTTTGTGCTTGTGCAGGTCTTGGGGTTAAAGTGACTGCCAACAATTGAGCATTGCCAATCTTTTCACCACCATTTCTTGCATAGACGGGACCCAAGACAAATTCAGGACTTGACCATAAATTTCCCTCTGATTCCTCAACTATTTTAGCGCCTTTTTTAGTATATAAAGGATAAGCGATTAAGCCTTCATCTTTCAACTCTAAATCAGCAATTTGACCCAAAGCCATTGCAGTTTCAGGTGATGATATTTGAGTTGACATAAAAGGACTTGTTGCATGATTCCAATCAATGATTACTGGATCACTTTCTTTTCTCTCATAGAAAAGTCTGATCATCTCATTTAAATCATCAATTGTAATCTTGCCAATTTTAGATCCATCCATCCTTGAATTTACATCACCCAAAGCCAAAGTTAAAAATGGTTTGCCTTTGATAAGTTGTTGTACTTGGTTTTGATCTTCAATTGACTCTCCCAATGCTTTAACAACTTCATCAGCTTTATCCATTTGAGCAACAATCTTTTTTGACCAAGTGAAACCAGCATCACCACCCCAACCATCCCAAGCTTGACGACCCTTCCCATACTCGTCCCAAGTTGAACCTTGTTTGTCAACCTCGTGACGCGTGAAATATGCCAACATTCTTCTAATGGTATCAGGTGATAATTGCTTCCCATTTGACAAGTCCCTTGCTCTTGCAATCCCCACTGGAGTCATGCCCCTTTGAGAAGCGGGTTTAGTTGCTCTTTGTTCTAATGCTCTTTTTGCTGCTTCAATCGCACCCTTTGGAGGAGTGAAATCTATATGAGAGTATTTATCAGGGATAGCAAGATTCATTGAATCAGTATGATTTTTGATCATTCGATTAACGACTTTATTTTCAAACTTACTCATTGATTAATCCCTTTAATCGTTCAGTCATTGCTAGATTTGGATTTTGTGCAATTGCTCTATCTTGACTTGATCTTGTTGCATCAACTGGCAAATCACCAGCGCCTATTCTTTGTCTGATTGCTCTTTCCAAATTATCATCTGGTGTTAATAATTGACTTTGAACAAGTGAAGGCAATGAATTTAAGGCATCACTCAAAGCATCATTATCAATTCCCATGTGACTTAAGCGTGGTAATTTAGTAGGTTGAATACATCCATAATTCCAATTAATCAAGCGCCCAATTGTACCCCCTCCCCTTCTATCTTGACCGCTGATTGAACTAGCAATTAGATCTAAGAAGTTGATACAAGCCCTTCTAAAAACTGATAAATGAACTTCACCAACTGATCTTGACCCAGTGTCACTTATTCCCAAGTTCATAAATTGAGCCATGAAAGATTGACTTATCTGGTTATCACACTCTTGGATTACCTTGAGCGCTCCATCAGGATTGAACCCAGCTTGATTTCCATAAGAGTCGTATTTGATAGCAGTATTCTCAACCAAGTAACCCTGTTCTTGAACAAGATAAGCTTGTGCTTGTTGAACTGCTTCATCAATCATTGCTTTTAGTTCTCCATCAGTGAACCCAGATCGTTCAGCAATTTCTCTATCAACCGTGATTTTGGGAGTTGGGATAATCCATCTTTCAACACCAATTGATAAAAGATTTGAAGTCCTTTGTTTTTGACTCCACCACCAATAACAAGGTCTAAGTAATCCAACGCCTTCAAAATTTTGACCCGTCTTATTCAAAGTTAAAAGTAATAATTTATTTGATGGTATTGGTTCAGGTTGAACACCGCCAACCATATTTTGAATTACACCTTCTAAATTCCGACCGTCTGCACTCAACCAGCGCTGATGCGAAGATGGTTCACGATCAGCAAACTTTTTTAAAAAGATCTTTTCTTGACCAATTGAATCTTTTTCAATATAGTAAATCTCTTCAGCATATCGCCAACCCATAGGAATAAATTCAAGTAAATAATTAAGTTGATCCTCAAATGAAATATCCATCATTCCTGCATATCCATCAAAGCCAAATGCTTCATTGGCAAATCGTGCAAGTTCTTCTGAAGTCTGATCCCCTTCAATACCTGGTTTAAATATCCATTTTGCTGACAATAAAGTCTGCTTTACTACACTCCACGATCTTTTCACAATTGGATCAGTCGCCAACATATCTTCAGCAGTCAAAACCCAATTTCTTCCCCTCAATTGGGGGTTTTGTTCTTTACCTGAAATCGAACCACCTAATAAATTTGTCCCTGAAATACCATAAGTTTTGTAAATGGGTTGTGCTTTCTCTTCCAAAGATTCGGCTTGATTGAGTTTAAGAGTTAAAGCAGGATACATAAAACACCATTGAAACAAATTGATACATAAGTTTAAATATCATACTTAGATTATTGCAATAAAAAAAGCAAATTTAAAGAAAAAAGTAGGAGAACCACCCCATAAAGTTCAATAATCAGCCAAAACAATATGGGGGTTATCTCATTTGTTGCAATTTAGAATGCTGCAATCAACCCAAAAAACAACAATCAACAAGGTGAAATCTAAACTGCGTTTATAAACTATCAAGAAGGGATTTTTATTTCAATGTGTATCATCAAAAATGAGTTTTTTTTATTGGATGATGGAAGGGTCTTATATGAAGGCAATATATACAATGCTTTGGATTGTGATTTTCAACCAGGAGCAAAGATCAGCTTTAGGATGGTTGATGAAAAGCTTGAAAAGCCAAGTCAAAAAACTGCTAAAATATTGCACGATTCATCACCAAAGGAAGAAGATATGAATATCCCTTTTATATTGCCTGATGCTTTTCTTGATTTACCTTCAATGCAAGTTCAAGCACCAACCACCCAAACAATTCAACTTGATGGTCTACCTCCTGAAGTAAACCAATTGCAAGAATTGATCAAACTCACTGGAAATAATTTACCTTTGGCAATTGCCTTATTGATTGCTTTGGTTTTCTATAAAGACAAAAAGAAAAGAGAACAACAAGATCAAGATCATGCAGTTGCTTGTGACCTTGATAGGAAGGACTTGAACAAAAAGATTGAAGCACTTGAAACCCAATTGAACCAACTTGAAAAAGATCAGATTAAATTTGCAGTTGGTGATGATGATCTTAAAGAT